GTTCACTATCAGGCATGGAAACAAGGATTAAAAACATTATATTATTGTCGTAGTGAAAAATTGGCAAAGGCTGATAAAGTCGCCAAGAAAATTGAAAGACAAGTAATAGAAGAAATCGACCTAAAACAATTGGCATCTGAAGAAGTTTGCCTAGCATGCGAAGGATAAAAAATGGTAAAAATAAAAAGCAACTTAATGCATGAAAGACAGAGTTTTAAACCCTTTCACTATCCATGGGCATATGAAGCATGGTTAAAACACGAACAGATTCATTGGTTGCATACCGAAGTTCCAATGTTGGAAGATGTAAAAGATTGGAAGAATAGATTGACACCAAGTGAGAAACAATTTCTTACACACATCTTCCGTTTCTTCACACAAGGTGATGTGGATGTGGCAGGTGGATATGTAAAGAATTATCTACCATATTTCCCACAACCAGAAGTTCGCATGATGTTATTAGGCTTTGCGGCTCGTGAAGCACTACACATTGCGGCCTATTCACACCTCATAGAAACATTGGGTCTACCAGATACCATGTATAATCAATTTTTAGAGTATGATGCAATGAAACAGAAACACGATTATGTGTTAGATATTTCGGATCAAAATTCTACAAAACAAAATACAGCCAAACATATTGCCGTGTTCTCAGCATTTACAGAAGGTATGCAATTGTTCTCATCATTCATTATGTTGTTGAACTTCCCACGCAATGGCACAATGAAAGGCATGGGTCAAATCGTTACATGGTCAATCGTTGATGAAACCATGCATACTGAATCCATGATTAAATTGTTTAGAACTTACATTGAAGAAAACAAAGAAATTTGGAATGATGAACTCAAAGGCGAACTCTATACAATTGCAGAACGCATGGTTACATTAGAAGATAAGTTTATTGACTTGGCATTCCAAATGGGTGATATGCAACGCCTAAGTAGTGAAGATGTAAAAAAATACATTCGTTACATCGCAGACCGCAGATTGATTAGTCTTGGTCTCAAAGGTATCTTTAAAGTTAAAAAGAATCCATTGCCGTGGGTTGAAGAAATGGTCAACTCACCTGTGCATGGAAACTTCTTTGAGAACCGAGTTACCGATTATGCCAAGGGCGCCTTGTCAGGAAATTGGGATGATGTATGGGGTAAAGCCGCTTGATATCACTAATATATTTGCTTGTATGCACACATATTACAATTATTTGTGTAACACTATTTTTACATAGAGGTCAAGCACACAGGGGTATTCAATTTCACCCACATCTTAGTCATTTCATGCGTTTTTGGTTATGGTTAACAACCGGTATGATTACGAAAGAATGGGTTGCGGTTCATCGCAAACATCATCAAAAAACTGATGTTGAAGGTGACCCACATTCTCCACATCGTGAAGGTATCTGGTCTATATTGTTTAGTGGTGTTTATTACTACATACAAACATCAAAAGACAGAGACATGGTTCAAAAATATGGTGTTGGTACACCAGATGATTGGATTGAAAAAAATATATACTCTAAATTTCCATACGCTGGAATTACTTTGTTATTGCTCATAAATTTACTTTGTTTTTCGTGGTGGGGAATTTGGGTTTGGGCAATTCAAATGATTTGGATTCCATTTTGGGCTGCAGGTGTGATTAATGGCATAGGACATTATTATGGTTACAGGAACTATGACACTAAAGACAAATCAACAAATATAATTCCGTGGGGTATTTTAATTGGTGGTGAAGAATTGCATAATAATCATCATGGTGACCCTGCAAATCCAAAATTGAGTAGAAAATGGTTAGAATTTGACATTGGTTGGATGTGGTTCAATATATTCAAATTTTTAAAGTTGGTAAAATAAATGCATTACAAAAGCATATTCATTAGTGATGTGCATTTGGGAACTAAAGATTGTAAAGCCGAATTACTGAATAACTTTTTAAAACATAACACCTGTGAAACTCTATATCTTGTAGGTGATATTATTGATGCGTGGAAGATTCAGAAAAACAAGTGGCGGTGGAAACAATCCCATACAAATGTTGTGAGGCGTATTTTAGGTTACGCTAAAAGAGGAACAAAAGTTGTCTATGTTACAGGCAACCATGATGAGTTTTTACGACCAATGATACCATATGGTCTTACATTTGGTCAAGTAGAGATATGTAATCAAATCGAACACATTGGTGTTGATGGTAAACACTATCTTGTCACACATGGTGATTTGTTTGATGGTATAACAAGAATTGCTAAATGGTTATCTTTCTTAGGTGATTCGGCATATGATTTTGTATTAAATCTAAACAGTAAGTTTAATTGGTGGCGACACAAATTTGGCCTTAGTTATTGGTCATTAAGTCGTTATCTAAAATATAAAGTCAAACGAGCCGTAGATTTTATGTTTCAATTTGAAAGAAATCTTGCAACACATTGTAAGAAAAAAGGATATGATGGTGTTATCTGTGGGCATATACATCATGCAGAGATAAAAGAAATTGATGGCGTAATGTATATGAATGATGGTGATTGGGTTGAATCCTGCACCTCATTAGTAGAACATATGAATGGTAAATGGGAAATTATAACTTGGACAGAATTAATACAGAATGAAAAAAATATTAATAATAACTGATAACCTACCAGACCAAGTCAATGGTGTTGTTACGACCTTTACAAATATTGAGAAGAATCTTGTTTTGGATGGGTATAGCGTTTTATACCTTAATCCCAGGCAGTTCAAGTATTTTGATTGTCCAGGCTACTCTGAAGTTAAACTTAGCCTTCCTTGGAAAATCGGCCAGAAGATTAAGGAGATGGATGCGGATCATATACACATCGCCACGGAAGGTCCTATTGGTTTGTTTGCTCGATTTTATCTTAACAAACATAGGATTGTTTACAATACTTCTTATCATACTAAATTCCCTGAGTTTTTAAAAAAGATATATGGCATACCTGAAGGCATTACATACAAATACCTAAGATGGTTTCATAAAGATTCCAAACAAGTGTTGGTGCCAACAGAAGAATTAAAAAATGAATTAGAAGAAAAGAAATTTAAAAATTTAAAAGTATGGACAAGAGGCGTTGATACAAAAATTTTTAATTCAAAAAGGCGTTCATTAGTTCCAAACGGACAAAATTATATTGTATGCGTAAGTCGTGTTTCAAAAGAAAAAGGATTAGATGATTTTTGTCAATTAAAAGGCAACAAAGTATTGATTGGTGATGGACCATATCTCAACACACTTAAAGAAAAATATCCAAATGTTATATTTCTTGGAGTTAAAAAAGGTGTTGAATTGGCAGAATGGATTGCAAATGCAGATGTGTTTGTATTTCCATCAAAGACCGATACATTTGGTATTGTGATATTAGAATCAATTGCATGTGGTACGCCTGTGGCATCATACATACAACCAGGTCCTTTAGAAGTTATAGAACCAATGTATAATGGAATGTATAGTGATAATTTACAACATTCGGTGACGGCATGTTATCAGATTAATCGCAATGAAGTTTATAAATCGTCCAAAAAATGGACATGGGAAAATTCAACAAAACAATTTAAAGAGGCATTAGCATGAAATTTTATCTTCTCTTAGCATTAACAGCTGCAATTGTATTACCGGCTCACGCACAAAAAACACCACAAGGAGTAACCTATGACGCTCAGATTGTCCGTGTAAGCGATGGCGATACTGTGGTCATAGCGGCACCTTTTCTTCCCGCACCACTTAAACCTGAGCTTGCCGTCAGAATATTCGGCGTTGACACTCCAGAAAAAGGATTTCGTGGCCAATGTGAATCAGAAAAACAACGAGGTGAAGCCGCTTCTCAATTTACAAAAGCCGCCATTACCAAATCTACCAAGCGTCAAGTTGTGTTGTATGGCTGGGATAAATTTGGTGGCCGTGTCTTGGGTGATATCATTTTAGATGGTCAGTCACTACGCACAGGTTTAATTCAAAATGGTTTCGCTAGAGAGTATTTTGGTGAAGCAAAACAATCATGGTGTAACTAATGGCATCTCTACATCATATTTGCGATAATTGCGGTTCTGAATTCACAATCAAATACGATGAGAATCAAGCAGAAGATTCACCACATTATTGCCCATTTTGTTGTGAAATGATTGTTGATATTGATGATTATGAGGAAGAAGATGAATAAGTACCAGTATGACATGGTACTTTCATAATACAGCACAAGAGTTTACAGAAGAAGATATAAACGACAATTTCGGATTCGTCTATCTTATTACGCACAACCCAACAGGCCGCAAATACATTGGTAAAAAATTCTTTACCAAAGCGGCCACTCGCCAAGTCAAAGGCAAACGAAAAAAGATTCGTAAGTCCTCTGATTGGGAAAACTATTGGGGTTCCAACAAAAAACTACAAGAAGAAGTTAAAGAAAACGGGAGTGAAAACTATACCCGTGAGATTCTGCATCTTTGCAAATCCAGAAGTGAGTTATCTTATTGGGAAACATATGAGATATTCAGTCGCCATGCATTAATGAGTGATGCTTACTATAATGAGTGGGTGAGTTGTAAGATTCGTAAGGACCATGTATTCAAATCTTAACGGAGGACACCAATACTTATAGTTTTTAATGACCTAGTAAGTCAACAAAAAGGTAAAAATTAACAATAATCGCCGAAAAGGACTACGCATGGCTCGTAAGCAAGTAGCAAATACTGAAGTTATTAACACAACAGCCAAATCAACCAATCATCTGAAAATACGGATTGATGACTTAAAAACATTCGAACCTCTTACAGAAAATCAAAAACTATTTTTTGATGCCTACAAAAGACAAGACTACTTCATCGCACTTCACGGTGTGGCAGGTACAGGTAAAACATTCTGTGCCTTATACAAAGCAATTGAAGAAGTCCTTGACAAAGCAAATCCATTCCACAAAATCATTATCGTAAGGTCTGCGGTGCAAAGCCGTGAGATTGGTCATCTGCCTGGTGATGTAGATGAGAAAATGGATATCTACGAACAACCATATCGCCAAATCTGTCACACACTCTTTGGTCGCCACGATGCATATCTAAGGTTAGAAGAACAACACCACATTGAGTTTATATCTACATCATTCATTCGGGGAATGAGTTTTGACGATGCCATTATTATTGTAGATGAAATGCAGAATATGACCTTTGAAGAAATTGATACAGTAATGACCCGTGTTGGTTATCGTTCAAAAATTATCTGGTGTGGTGATTATCGGCAAACCGACTTGAATAAGAAAAAGAATGATGTATCAGGTATTCTTAAATTTTTTGATATTGCACATCACATGAAGGCATTTACAAGAATTGAATTTACTGCCGATGATATTGTGCGGTCGTCATTGGTTAAAGATTATATCTTGGCAAAAATGCGATACGAAGATGCCGTTTCATAAGGTAAAAAACTTAGACTTTTGCCTCTAAACCATGTTGCAATGCAATATAATAAACTAAATAAGATTGTGATGCTTAATCAAGGTCACATCTTATCATTTTATTAATCGTCTAAAGGAGATTTACCATGCTATCATACGCAAATTCATTTATCGACACCGTTCAAGGTGCAAAAACTCAATTTTTGAACACAGTCGTTACCGAAAAATCAGTTCGTGAGCCACTACAAGCATTTGTTGATGCTCAAACTTCATTTGCAAAAGAAATTGCAAAAATTTCTGATACAGTTTACAATCAAACAGTTTCCCAAGTAGAAAAATTTACTGCGAAGAAAGTATGAAAAAATTCTTACGCTCAGTATATATTTTCTTTAAAGGTATTGGTTATGCTCGTGCAGCTTCAATGCACGCTCGTATGGGTGACCATAAAAAAGCAGTAGAGATTATGAAAGAATACGAGAAATGCAGGTAAATAACTGGATACCTATGACCGATGAAGATTGGGATTGGGTTAACGGAAAAGTACCAGTTCCAAAGTGAGGTTCTTCGGTTGCATACATAATCATATGCAGCCGAAAACCCGACCAATTCCATCAAAGCGCCACCTTGAAGTGTCCGCAAAGACCAAATCATGGCATCCAGTCGAGCGCAATGGCTGGATTATCAAGTTTTCTCAATACAGAGATTCCAATATACTTTTATTCATAGTTTCCAGATTTACTGGCCAAACGATTGTTCGGTACTTCCCACATGAGGATGAAGCGGTATTGTTTATTAACATGGTGGTCGAATTAAGTGCCGATGAGGTTTACGACCTATAAATACATAAATAGAAGATAAATTATTCAACCTCTGATAGAGATAAAATATGCCTATTTCAAAAATAGTTACGAATTCGCTTGCAAATAGTCTTTCCATTTCAGCAAATACTGGTTCTGCATCCGCACCTGCAATATCTCCAACCGGTGATACCAACACAGGCATTTTCTTTCCCGCAGCAGATACGATTGCCTTTGCAGAAGGTGGTGTTGAGAGTATGCGTATCACTAGTAATGGTGATGTAGGTATTGGTACTAGTAGTCCACAAGCAAAATTTCATGTAGGCTCTAACACAACGGCTCCAGGATTTGGCACTACAAGTGAGATGGTATATAACATAGGGACAAGTCAGCCAGAATTTTTAGTAAGACAGACTGGTAGCAGTGTTGTCTGCTCAATTGCCGCTGATGGCACCGGTGGGTATGTAAGAACGGCGACAAATCACCCTTTGCGATTTCTAACAAACAATGCAAACCAGATGAATCTTACTGCTGCTGGCCTGTTGCAATTTAATTCAGGTTACGGTTCAGTCGCTACTGCATATGGCTGTCGTGCATGGGCAAAATTTGATGGCGCCGCTGACACCATTAGTGGAAGCGGCAACATTAGTTCCATAAGTGATACTGGTTTTAGCACATATCGTGCTAATTTTACCAATAATTTAGTTGATGCAAATTACGCAGTTGTTACGGCTGGCCAACATAATAATTATGCTGGTGCATCATTAGGTGCCGGTGGATCAAACGCTGTTGGCGATAGCAATACAACTTCGTATGTTGCCCTAGAATCTAGGGATTTAAGTAACAACGGTAACGAACCAAACGAACTTTTCTTTGCGGTGTTTAGATAATATGAATAAACGAATAATTTACCCTACTGATGGCGGCGGCGTAGCCATTGTTATCCCGTCTCCTGAGTATCTTGCCGAGCACACTATTGAAGAACTTGCCGCCAAAGATGTACCTCAAGGCAAACCATACAAGATTGTGGATGTTGCCGACATACCTACTGATAGAACATTTAGAAACGCTTGGGAATATACAGCATGAGTATAACAATTAATTTAACAAAAGCAAAAGAAATTGCTCACGAAAAACGCCGTGCGGCTCGTGCTGAAGAATTTAAGCCACATGATGAAGTCATTATGAAACAGATTCCTGGTAATGATATGGCCGAAGCCGAAGCAGCAAGACAAGCTATTCGTGAAAAATATGAAGAATTGCAAACACAAATGAATAGTGCAGAAACAGTTGAAGAACTAAAAGCGCTTTTACCACTAAAAGCGCTTTTACCTTAAAAAACAATATACTAGAATAACCCTGCCTTGTGCAGGGTTTTTAAATTGCCTCACTTTGCCATGATTCTCTGATATACTCTCCATATGATTGTCAAAGGCAAACTCTCAAAATCTCAATTGTCGGCAATCGACTTCTTTGCCGATGCACTCTTGACAAATCAACTCAAAAAGCATATAATTATCCATGTGAAGTTCCGCAAAAATCTGGATGCCCTAGGTCTTACCGATGTTGAAGATTACAACAAATCAGGTAAACCTAGAGAATTCGTATTGGATATCAATCGCAATCAAAGCGAAGAAGAAATCATTCACACCCTAGCCCACGAAATGGTGCATGTTCGACAGTATGCCTATGGTGAGTTAAACGAAGAAGCAACTTACTGGTGCGGTGAGACATGTGCCAGAGATTTAGAGTATCATCAACAACCTTGGGAAATCGAAGCACATGATGTTGGTGATATCATTTTTAATGACTACATGGAGAAACACTATGTTAAATGCTGTTGAAGAATTTCCAGGCCAAATACGGCAATTAGAAGATTATATCACCATTCTCGAAAAAGAGGTTGAGCGATTGCGAGAACGCTGTGCAAGTTTGGAGGCTCAAGTATATGGAGGCTCCACGAAATGAAACAAATCCCTTTAGATTTGAACTATGAAGGATGCGAGAAAGTTAAAATGAACAAATACATAAGTCTATTCAAACAATGGATATTTGGAATCATACTACTGATTCTATCGCCATTTATAATTTTATTAGGAATTCTATCGTCAATAGTGTTTAAATTGCCAATTTGGATTTTTCTATTATTCAATGAATTTTGGCTCGAATATAGGAAAAAAGAAAAATGAATAATTATTGGGGCGAACCTGATGACGAACCATTGCCAGATTGGATGAATCCAAAGACCTATCAAAACGGCGGTCAGCCAAAGAAACGAGGCAAATCACTTGAACAGATTGCCGAAGAAGTATTGAAAAAACCTGCGGTTCCAATTATACTGAGAGAACCTAATATTGGAGATTAGCAATGGAAAAAGCACATTATGAAGAAATACAATTATCCCGTGAATTGGTCAAAGCAATAGCACAAGAGAATCTATCAATGTCCGAAGCGACACAAAAAGCCTATATGAAACTATTGGAACACTACGCCAAGGAAATTGAAGAAGGTATTCAATGACCTATTCATGGAAAGATGCGGACCATGACTGCCACTATTACTTCAAAGATGACAATGGCCTGATTG